ACAGGTTATTTAGTCAATTCGGGTCCAATTCCCGAAATTAAAAAAGAACTTACCGTAAGACCTGTAGTCAATGGGGACTATGGATTTCCTCCACCGCCTTTCAAAGTTTTCAGAGCAACTAAGACAGGAGTCTGTGTTCCCAGATTCTATGGAACTTCTAAACTTGGAGAACCCCGAGAAGACAAGAGACCAGAGCCAACCCGTATCAATACGAAGTTTGTTGGGAAACTTCGAGATACCACACACCAAAACGATGCACTACGAGCAGCAATTAAAGCTGGCCACGGCGTCCTTTCTTTACCATGTGGGTACGGCAAAACGACGGTATCCTTGGCCATAGCATGTAAATTGGGGTACAGAACTATGATTGTAGTTCATAAACAATTTTTAGCCGATCAGTGGAGAGAACGTATTCAACAGTTTTGTCCAGGTGCCACTATAGGTATTGTGCAACAAGATAAGAAAGAGGTTGATTGTGATTTTGTCATCGCTATGCTTCAATCACTTTCCCTGAAGGAGTATAGTTTCACAGATTTTGAGAGTGTAGGAACTCTCATAGTGGATGAGGCGCATCACATTTGTGCCAAGGTTTTCAGTCAGTCACTCTTCAAAATGTGCCCCAAACATATCTTTGGACTCTCAGCGACACCCGAGAGGAAAGATGGACTCACTAAAGTTTTACATTGGTTTATGGGTCCCACTTTCTTCGCAGTAGAACGCAAAAATCAGGAACAAGTTGAGGTTTTCCCAGTTGTATATGATTCCCCAAACTATAAGAATCCACCCCCATCTATGAGAAACGGTAAAATCTCAATGCCAAACATGATCACAGAACTTGTGGAAGATCGCCGACGTAACCAAATGCTTGTAGAACTCGTTAAAAAGGCATCAGCAGGTACGAGACAGTTACTTGTTTTGAGTGATAGACGTTTTCATTGTGAGTTCCTTCATCAATGCTTTCCCAAAACATCTGGATTGTACATGGGTGGTATGAAGGAGGCGCAACTCCAAGAATCTTCAAAGAAGAAGATCATTTTCGCAACGTTCAGTCAAGCGCACGAAGGCTTAGATATCCCCACCCTAGACACAGTTATTTTAGCTTCACCCAAATCCGATATTACCCAAAGTATTGGGCGTATTATGAGAGAAACAAAAGGTAAAAAGAACGATCCACACATTTACGATGTCCATGATCCTTGGTCTATCTTTACAGCAATGTATTACAAGAGACTCAAGGTGTATAGACAAGGTGGGTTCAATATACGTGGCAAGCATTCGGAGGAGCCCAAGAGTGAGTTTACTCAGGGAAAGTGTCTGTTTTTATAATCTGACTAATTAATAAATGTCGGGTGCATTAATACAACTCGTTTCTAAGGGAGTGCAGGATGCCTACATCATAAGTGACGAAGGACATTCTTTTTTTCGTACGAAGTTTACACGTCATACGAATTTTTCTCAAGCTCCCAAATACATTAAGACTGTCACTACCACAGATACGTCAATTACGATACCCGTTCTTGGTGATATCATAAACGGTATTTGGTTAGAGTCGGCCACTAGAAATGCTAATATAGCTTCAAATCTTTTCTACAACTCTACAATTTCTCTTTTTATTGGTGGACAAAAAATAGATTCCCAACACTATGACTATTTCTCTGATATATGGACGAATTATCTGGCTGATACATACACAAAGGGACAGGAATTAAACAACAAAACATCTACCTCGTGTCATACCTTCCTCCCCCTCCACTTCTTTTTCTGTGACCATAAAGCGTTTTTACCTCTCATAGCCCTACAGCATCACCAAGTTGAGATAAAGATAGATTTTGACGAAACGAATATAGCTGGTCTAGATGTGACCGAGAAATCAGCAAAGGTGTATGGTAATTATATTTACTTGGATAAGGATGAAAGAGAAACTTTCACGAAGAGACAAATGGATTTTATAGTAACCCAAGTCCAAGGATTTAAGACCGAATTACTCACTGTTACGAATAACAACACTGATGTGGGTGGTCACAACCGTATTGACCTTTCCAACTTTAATCACCCAGTGAAATCATTATTTTGGGGATTCAATGCTTCTAATGAAAATTTTGCGGATGACCGTTTTACATTTCTCGAAGCCGATTTACAAATCAATGGTACACATCTACTTGAAAAGATGACCCCAGTCTACTTTCACACTGTTCAAAATTATTACAAATCTTCTTATGGACACTCCGACTTTATTCCAGAAACTGAAGTACTTTTCAACACCAGATATTTCGCGTACCACTTTTGCCTAAATGCTTCTGAGTATAACCCCTCAGGAACCCTAAACTTTAGTCGCATAGATAATGCTGTACTGTCTCTTAATGGTGTAGAAAAGGGAGTCCTTAGACCAGATGGACAAGAACTTTTCGTGTACGCAGTAAACTATAATGTGTTAAGAATTCGTAATGGACTTGCTGGAATTTTATTCGGTAACTAATGTATAGATGGGCAGAACAGTACGTTTCGATCAGATTTTCGTCACGAGTCTAGACGCTGCACCACGAGAGACTGACGTTCTAAGTGGTCTCGCCAGTATTGATGCTGGTGAAATTACAGCAGATCAGATTGAAGTTGCCAATCTTACTATTACCAATAAGGTTACTGCGAATGTAGAAAGTACAGAGTTCACAGGTCTTACCAATGTGTTCCGTTTTACGGCGACACAGGTTGGCATTGGCACTGATAACCCAATTAACGAGTTTCAATTGGGTTCAGATAGTGTGATTATGAATAGGGAACTACAGGATTTGGTTACCATTCAGGGTAATACAGTTTCAACGAACTTGTTTGCGACTAGTACTCTCAAGACGACAAATGATAAATTTTTTGCGGATGCTAATGCTTCAAATGTTTTGAAGATCACTGGTAATACGTTTTCTACAAATGCGGCTATAGGTACACATCTTTTGGTTGGTAACGAGGCAGCGAGTGATGGTTCTAATATAGCCGTGTTTGAAAAGGGTAATGTTGTCGTTAGAGATGGTTTCTTGAGAGTATTTGGTGATGTTGATATCACTGGTAACTTGGCGATCACAGAGATTCCAGATTATACGAGTGTTAATAATTTGGTCGTCTCCAATGCCGTTATACAGATGGCATTCGGTAACAATGGAACGTATGATATGGCTTTACTTATGAAAGATGTAGATGAAAAATCTAACATATTTTTTGGGTACACACATGCCGGGGATAAAATGAGACTCTCTAGAACATATGGTGGCCCTACAACAGCGACGTTTGATTCCATATTAGATACTTCTAACACTGTAAATCTTCATGTGTATGGTGACATATATACACAAAACAATGTGGGAATCGCAAACTCTTCGCCAACTTTATCACTTTCAGTTGGTTCAAATGTACACATAGATGACACAGCTACTACATCTAGTAATGTATTATACGCAAATGGTTTCGGGTTCTTTGAGGGTTTACGAATTGGTGATAGTGGACTCACAGTTGGTAGCTTGATTACCTTAGACGCCGATGCAGCTATACCAATGGTTGTATCATCAACAATTCAATCCCAAGGTTTACAGACAACTGGAGTAGATGGGAACGGGGATGGTATACCATCTGGTATAGCAAACACAACGTCAACAAATATGTTGTCAATTGGTGATAAGATATTTATCAACTCAGATTCTGCTAATCTTATAACAGTTCTCGGTAATACAGCGACGGGTCGTCTTATTACTGAGTCTATTCTAGTCCAAGATTTCATTGAGGTTGAAGGTGAATCCGGTATTTCATCCGCTGCGAATGTAATTATTCACGGTGATATAAATGGTGAAGATTCTGTGTCGAATACTTTAAGTCTTCGGTGTGGTCCTCTTACAGCAAACATAAGTGCTATTGAACTCAATGGTGCGAAAACATCGGCGAGTCATCAAACGGTTGTTTTAAAAACTAAAAACACTGAGAGAATGCGAGTCGCATCTGGTGGAAACATTGGTATATCCAACACTGAACCAGATGAACTTCTGACACTTGGTGGTAACCTAAAACTCATTGAAAGTAACACTGCTATATTCGGGAATGGTACAAACTTCTTAAAGATTTTTACTGATATAACAAATAACCAAACAAGAATCCAAAATCGTGTAGGAAGTGGTAAGGGTCTGAACTTTTACGCCAGTACCACGGATACTATGGGTACACCAAAACTCACGATCCTTGAGTCAAGTAATGTGGGTGTGGGAACTATATCACCCGTGGGTCTTTTACATACAAATGGTGGAACTGTGTTTATTAATGATCAAGTTGTAAAACGTGGACCAGCTACACATTTGGATACACCTTTAGTCGTAACAAATACTTCACCAGCGACTACAACCTCAGATTTCACAAAAGTTTTACAACTTACTCGTGAAGGTGCCGCGTCTACTGATGGTGTTAGAAGTATATTCAAGATGGGGAAGCATGGAACTACAGCTAATCAGTCACAAACTCAAATGAATTTAGCTTTGGCGAGCGATAGCTATGAAAATGAAACACATGTGATGACGTGGAGAAGTGATAAACGAATTGGTATAGGTACAACTACACCATCGAGTCACCTGGAAATCATTACATCTGGTATAGGTAATTTTAA